AAGCCTTACAAAGCTAATAGACAAGAAACTCGTGCGGCAATGACACAAAAAGAACAAGATGAAGACAAATTGTTCTGGGAGGCATTTGACGAGTTTAAAAATTTCATTACAGAAAAAACCAATGCCACTGTAATGCAACATCCTAATCTTGAAGCAGATGATTTGATCGCCGGCTGGATACAGGCACATCCAGATGCTAAACATGTGATCATCAGCACGGACGGAGATTTTGCACAGCTAGTAAGTCCTACAGTTAGCCAATATAATGGCGTAGGTGATTTACATATTACACATGAAGGAATCTTTGATGCAAAAGGTAAACCCGTTAAAGACAAGAAAACAGGCGAGCCAAAGCCAGCACAAGATCCAGAGTGGATGCTGTTCGAGAAATGTATGCGTGGTGATACCAGTGATAATGTCTTCTCGGCGTATCCAGGTGTGCGTACTAAAGGTTCTAAAAACAAAGTTGGTCTTACTGAAGCGTTCGAAGATCGTAAGAGCCGCGGATATGCGTGGAACAATCTCATGCTTCAGAGGTGGACCGACCATAATGGACAAGAACATCGTGTCTTAGAAGATTATCAACGTAATGTACAGTTATGTGATCTTACAGCACAACCAGATGATATTAAAATTAAAATTAAAGAAACAATTACAGCTAACGCAGTACCTAAAGCAGTAGATCAAGTGGGTATTCGTATGCTAAAATTCTGTAATGCATGGGATATGAAAAAGATTGCAGACAATATACAATCTTATGCAGAACCATTTCAAGCAAAATATAAGGAAGAATAAAATGGCACAATGGACCGTTAGTACATATTATAAAAAATCTTGTCAAGAAGTTGAAACATATCATCAGCGAAATGGTGACGGTAAAGTTACTGTAGTGAATGGGTTTCGATATGGTGAATGGACCGTAGAAACTACAGACGATAATCCTCCGGAGTTTGAATTTACAGAAGTTCCCGGAGGCGATGGTAAGAAAGACAGTATCAATATGTTAGACTGCGAAGTTAACAATATTGAAAGTGTCGATTTAGTTGAAATGTTCGACGGCGGTTGCTGGTATGATGTTGAATTTGAAGGACTTACAGAAGAAGAGGAAGAAGAGATTCAAGAATTCCTTGACGAAAATAGTCCTTATGATTTAGAAGAGCGCGAAGACGATCCTTGGATGCAGGGAGATACCGAATGGTGGATCTGGGGTCCGATTGAGATTAAAAACGAAGACGGCGAAACTGTACGTATTATTTGCGCAGATGCAGACGGCAATGTAGTAGACTTTAAGGAAGAATAATGACAGAGATACACGCAAAACCAATCGTAGATGGCAAGTTTTGGATTGTTGAACAAGGTGGTGCTAAAATTGCCACCCTACACAAAAAAGAAAATAATAAATTTATTTTAAGTAGCACCAATGGCGAAGTCATGTTTAATAAGAAACAAGACCTTACAAAACAATTTGGTTCAAACTTTTTCTTAACTAGTACTAAGATTAAAGTTACACAATTAGAAGAACATGATTGCCACGGTTACCCAACTAGTTGTAAACCATATAATGCAATGTATGATGTAAGACGTAAATTACCTTTGTTTACAAAAAGTAATGCTAGTAAGAGTTTATATTGTGCAGGATATTATGTAATTAAATTTGACAAAGGTTGGGTCAAATCATTTTGTCCTAAAGCAATTACAATTGAACGATATCCAAGTAAAGGTCCATTTAAATCAGAATTAGAAATGAAAACGGTACTAGCAAATGCAAAATCAGATTAATCTAACACCTATTGCACAATTTGCACATTCGTTAAGAGCCGCTGAATTATCACAGTCTAAAGAAGTTAAACTTACAATTCAGCAGGCTCGATTACTTAATCTAGCGTTAACTGAAATACAAGACAAATTATTACAAGATTATGAATCTATGTACAATACTCTTAAAAACAGTACTGCTACTGAAACAATAACTGTAACAATGGATGGTGGTGGTTTTACTGACAAGTAAAGATAAATATATGCGTACATTATTGAAGGTGCGCATATTATGTCAAGACCAAAACCATCAGTCTTATTAGAAAATGTTAATAAAAAGACTTATAAAGCTGAGCAAATTTTAGAAGCCGAAGCAATTTGGGCTGTGTTCTATAAGAACGAACCTTTTAACTTAAAAAGTTTTAACAGCCTTACGTCTTACCCTGGACCTAAATATAAAAAAGTGTCTTTCTCAAATCCTGGACATGCACATAATTTGGCAAAGAAATTGAATCTTACTTTTGGCACTGAAGATTTCCAAGTTGTAAAATTAACCCAAGGCACTATTGTAAAATGATAGCCCGTGACACGCTGACTAGAATATTCCTCAAAGAATGGGGCAAAAGTCTAGATGACGCAAATGTCGAGTTATACAATAGAATGTGGTGGCAATCTAACAGGACCAATAAACCGAACGCTTTTCGACTAAGTGAAAATGGATTTGACTTTTTGGTTAATACTCTAGAAATCAAAATGTACGAAGTACCATTTACAGAGCCGATCGAACTTAGCCCCCAAACTATTATCTTTTTGGAAAGATACATAGACTGTCCATATTACCTTACAAACCAAAGTATTAGTGTATTTTCGGAACGCAAAAGTTTTGAACTTTACTTGTTTTCCGACGATATTCGAAAATTTGGACTAGTAAAGGCTATGACAGAACGTGAAAAAGATTTAGCCAAAACAGACAATAATCTTTAAAAAATAGTTGACGTCTAACGCAGACTCCTATATAATACATACATAGACAGCGTTAATTCAACAACACTTTTTTAACTAAGATTGGAAATCAAATGGCAGAAATCATTAGCCGTACAGTAGGCCCTAAAGGCGCTAAAAAGTCTTTGCGTAAGGCTTTTAAAAATCAGCGTCCAATTTTCCTTTGGGGTCCTCCAGGAATTGGTAAGTCAGATATTATCAAACAACTTGGCACTGAGCTTGATGCTCACGTGATTGATGTTCGTTTGAGTTTGTGGGAACCTACTGATATTAAAGGTATTCCATATTTTGATAGCAACAACAACACAATGGTTTGGGCACCTCCTAGCGAACTGCCAAATGCTGAGCTGGCAAAACAACATAAAACTATTATTTTGTTCATGGACGAAATGAATAGTGCGGCACCTGCTGTACAAGCGGCCGCTTATCAGTTGATTTTGAATCGTCGTGTTGGCACTTACAAGTTGCCAGATAACGTAGTAATGGTTGCCGCTGGTAACCGTGAAACTGACAAGGGTGTTACATTCCGTATGCCTGCTCCGTTGGCTAATCGTTTTGTTCACTTGGAAATGACTGTTGAATGGGAAGACTACTTTGAGTGGGCTGTTGAAAATAAGATTCATCAGGACGTAGTTGGCTTTTTGAGCTTCTCTAAAAAGAGCTTGTACGACTTTGATCCAAAGTCTAGCTCACGTGCGTTTGCTACTCCACGTAGCTGGTCATTTGTTTCTGAGTTGCTAGTTGATGACGACACAGATGCAGATACATTAACTGACTTGGTATCAGGTTCAGTTGGTGAAGGACTTGCTGTTAGCTTTATGGCTCATCGTAAAATTGCAAGCAAAATGCCTAATCCTAGCGACATTTTGAGTGGCAAAGTTAAAAAGATGGACTCTAAAGAAATTAGCGCCATGTACTCTTTAACTATTTCGTTGTGCTACGAACTTAAAGATGCATGTGACAAAAATGCTAAAAACTGGAATGAGCAAGTTAACAACTTCTTCGAATTTATGATGAATAACTTCGAAACAGAATTGGTTATTATGGGTACTAAATTGGCTTTGAGCACTTACAAATTGCCATTGGATCCAGATGAGATCAAATGTTTTGACGAGTTCCACTCTAAGTTTGGCAAGTACATTTCAGCCGCAACTGAAAAGTAATTTGGTTTAGCACTAGTTGACACCACCTTCGGGTGGTGTTATACTATATACATAGTAAACATTTAGGAGCAGAGATGGCAAATTTAGATCCAATTATTGATAAAATTATTGTAGCACGAGTAGGACTTTTGCTTCGTCATCCATTTTTTGGTAATATGGCAACACGCCTTAAAATTGAAGAGGCAACTGATTGGTGCATGACTGCGGCTACAGATGGTCGCACAATTTATTTTAATCGTGACTTTTTTACGCCAATGACTACTAAACAAGTAGAGTTTGTCATTGCACACGAAATCCTACATAATGTGTTTGATCACATGGGTCGTGTCGAAAATCGTGATCGTAAAATTTGGAATGCCGCCGCTGACTATTGTGTGAACGGACAGTTGACTAGAGACCGTATCGGTGAAGTTCCACCAGCTATTAACATTTATAACGATCCTAAATACTACGGCAAAGGTGCTGAAGAAATCTACGACGAACTTTACGATAGTGCTGATAAAATTGATATTGGCCAATTGTTAGACGATCATATTGATTGGACTGGCCCTAAAGGAAAAGACGGACAGCCAAAGTATTCTAAAGAAGAAATGAAGCAGATTCGTGACGAAGTTCGCGAAGCTACAATGCAGGCAGCTCAAGCGGCGGGTGCAGGAAATACTCCTGCAAGCGTACAGCGTATGATTAAAGATCTAACAGAAGCAAAGATGAACTGGCGTGAAATTTTACGTCAGCAAATTCAAAGCACTATTAAGAACGATTATACATTTATGCGTCCTAATCGTAAGGGCTGGCATATGAGTGCAATTCTTCCTGGTACTAACTACGAAGAAACAATTGACATTTGTATTGCTATTGACATGTCTGGTTCTATCGGAGATGAGCAGGCTAAAGACTTCTTGTCAGAAATCAAAGGCATTATGCAAGAATACAAAGACTTTAAGATTAAAGTTTGGTGCTTTGATACTAAGGTCTATAACGAAGCCGACTTTGACGGATACTCAATGGACGAGTTTGATGAGTATGAAGTTATGGGCGGTGGCGGTACAGAGTTTGATGCCAACTGGGAATACATGAAAGAACATGCTATTCAACCTAAAAAGTTTATCATGTTCACAGACGGCTATCCTTGGGGTAGCTGGGGTGATGAAAACTACTGTGATACAGTATTCATTATCCACGGCAATGATAAGATTGTGCCTCCATGGGGAGAGCATGCTTACTACGAAGCATTGGTAGAAACTGCATGAGTTTAAAAAACGGCAAACCTAACCCTTTAAATTATTTTAATCTGAGGAGGGTTGAGTTTGCCTGCCCTCATTTTAAATATACCAATTTAGATCGATACAATCCAACACTAGTTAAAAAAATTGACAGCTGGATTAAATCTAATTTAAATAACAGGTATTATGTAGGGCAAGGTATTATGTTAGATAATACAAATACAATAGTGTATAACACCCGTATCGGTTTTGAATCTGAAAAGGAACTTAGTTTCTTCACAATTGCCTGCCCACATTTACAGCAGAGATAATTATATACGTACATTCAAAGGAGATATTATGACTGATACCGTACAAGATACACAAGAACAATCACAAGCACAAGCTGGTGAAAATTCAAATGAGCTGACTATTAATGATCTTAATGCAATGAAAATCATTATTGATATTGCTAGTTCACGTGGTGCATTTAAGCCAAATGAAATGGTAGCTGTTGGCCAAACTTATACTAAGCTAGAATCGTTTTTAGGCACAGTAGCTAAACAAGCAGAAGCACAAAAAGCAGCCGCACCTGCAGGAGCATAATATGGCCGAACTCAAACATGTGGGCCGAGTGATATCTACCAAGCAACGTTGTTTAGTAGCATATCGCACATTGCCCGGAGAGTCTAGTAGTTGTTTAGTTATTCCTACTGATTCTTTAAACGACAGTTATCATAATAGTATTATTAATCTAGTCGAAAGCCAAGCCGGTCAAGACTCATATGAATTTGCCGACGTATTAATGCGCACAACATTCACTGATGGCAATAATATGCTAAAGTGGTTGCATACTAATGGTCGTCTTCTTAAGATGGGAACTAGTTCCATTGAAATGAATCCAAGCCCTGGGGTTACTGTTCAACTAAGCGAGTTAAATCAAATTATTGCAGAGCAACGTGGAGTATCAGTCGATGACCTTTCGCTCAAACCTCAATATGATGAACAAAATTCTGCTGAAGCTAAAGCAGTTGCTGCCAAAGCAGAACCAGCACCACAAAATGATGCTTCCAAAACTACATCAGCTAGTGTAAATGAATCTGAATCAGCTCAACCTACTCAACCTACTACGTTTGATAGTCCAGAAGCTGAGGCAAAATTTTATCGTTCACAAGCAGATAAATTAGCTAAAGAAGCTGCCGCTATGCGTCGTCGTGCTGAAGAGTTGTCGCCGATTAAGAAAAAGTGAGCAATCTAGGAAAATCACTTTCCAAAGATGTTATAAAAAATTGGCCAGAAGTATTTAGTGAGGTAAAACTTAATGTGTTACCTCTCAGGTATCTATATGCAGTTCTGGTCAATTTTAAAGATGGCAAGACTTGGGAAATAAGAATAACCACGGAAATCAAACGCAACGGGTGGCCTGCTTTTGAAAAAAATCTTGCCGAACTAGTTATCGGATACGAAGATAATGTCGACAACGTAGATTTCAAATTAGATACAATTAAAGTTAGAAGAGATGTCGAGCGTAGTACTCAAAAATTCCTTAAGAAAAAGAAGTTATAAATGAATGTTAAATTGCTTAGTTACAGCCAGCCAACTGAAGAATTCTCTAGTATGGGAATCAATGATGCACAAGAACTCATTGCCTACTGTGCTAGAGTCAGCAACCCGAGCAATCAGCTTAATACAGAAACCAGCGAAAAGCTCATACGATATCTTATTAAGCACCAACATTGGAGTCCTCTCGAAATGGTATCTGCCTGTATCGAGATTACAACAACAAGAGATATTGCTAGACAAATCCTTAGACACAGAAGTTTCTCCTTTCAAGAGTTTTCCCAACGTTACGCTGACCCGACAGCAGAGCTTGATGATGCGTTCGTACTACGAGAGGCACGATTCCAAGACACTAAAAATAGACAAAACAGTGTAGAGTTTGATCAGTCAGATGATGCACAACGTCTATTAGCCATTGAATGGGAACGTGCTCAGAAGCGTGTACTATGGGCAGTTAAACAAGAATACTCTTGGGCTATTAAGAATGGTATTGCTAAAGAGCAAGCTCGAGCTGTATTACCCGAAGGTCTTACTGTAAGTCGTTTATATATGAATGGTACCCTACGTAGTTGGGTACACTTTATTGAATTGCGTAGTGCAAATGGCACACAGAAAGAACATCAAGAAGTAGCATTAGCTTGCGCTAAGGTCATTTCCGATATCTTTCCGATGACTACTGAATTGATCAGCTAACCATTTAAAATCGTTAATTCTACTTAATGCTGGTATATTGCCAGCATTTTTTTCACCGTATTTTCTGCCTGCAATGGCACCTGCAATAGCATACATAGCATAGTCACCATTTCCAATATTGCACCAAGTGTCTAAACGGTTAATAGCTTCAGAATCTCGAATAGATGCTAGTTTTGCGCACTCGCGAAAAGCTGAGCGCCACGTGGTAAATTCATCAGTATTGAACGCAGTAATATTGCTAACTTCTTTCATTACTTTAAATTTCTTACTGATACTCGTAGTCATGTCTGGATTATTAACATTCATTTTTAATGTTAGTTTTTTAGGTAATAGTTTTACGCCACCGTATCCATAACTCAAACTATTAATAGGATTAATACTGTGCCAGACATGTACAGCATCCATTTCCCAGGCTGGTACTTCGTGATCAAATTTAAAAGAATTTAGTACGACCGCGTCTGCATCAACTACCCAAAACATTTTAGTAAAGCATTTTTTAGCTGCCGCTATATGCGCTTGATGTATTCCCTTAACCCCATGCACACGCTTTGCTAGAGGAAACCGTTCTTGTAACCTAGCAAAATTATCATCTGCATCTGGTTCATTATATGAAATAAAAATAATATCGTACATTAGAGTCTTCTTAAATTTCTTGGAACATTACTGTATACTGATTTAAAAAATTTACTGCCGTCAGCAGATAAGTCAGCCATTTCTAAATCGTACTCATGTTTTAAAGTTTCACCTATACCCATAATCTCATAAGGCAACATTTCTTCAGTAATTTTGCTATAATGATTTTCCCACTCGTTAGTTAACCAATCAAAATCACGAACATTGGCATAATCCCAATCAGTACACATAGTACGGTAGCATCCTTCTCTAGCACCGTACATGCTCCATAATCCGTTTTTTACGTCGGATCCTATGTTGCACCAAATTAATAATCGATGATAATTCTGCCACCAAATATCTTTTAAATGAGATGCTTTGGCTCCTTGTAACAAACACATTTTTACACCTTCGCGGAATCCTGCTCTCCATGATTGGAATGGTGTAGAGTTAGTAAAACTCTCGCTGTAGTTTTCATTAAACTGAATATATAAATCGTCAAAACAAAACTCAACTAATCCTTTAACATCAGTAGGATCGCTATTTTCATGTGTTCGCATATTGTTTACAAACTCACGAGTCCATAGTTTTAAACCACCATTGCCGTACATCAATCCGTTAACATGAACTTTTCCGCACCAGCTGAACACATTTTTTTCAGTTAGTTTTAGTTTGTCTAAATCTATTTCAACTTCTAAAAATTTTGGATCAATAATGTTGTCAGCATCTACTGTAACAAAATATTCAGTTTCGCTTAGAGCCGCACATGCTTTATGTGCCGCATCACTACCTTTAACTCCGTGTACACGTTT